GACACCAGTTCCCGCACTCTGCGTTGACCTCTTCGGTCGAGACTGGCGACAGGTCCGCCAGGACCGTGTAGGCGTGCGCCATGTTGGCCTTGCAAAAAGTCAGCATCTAGCGATCCTCCTCACCCCCCTGGAAGTGGATCAAGACACCGGACAGGCTTGCATAACCGGCCTTGGTACATTCCATCGTCAGCGCGAAATGCGAAGTGCGTGCCGTGAGCGGAATATGCGGCTCGTGGAATGAATTTTTATAAAAGCGCCCCACGGTCTGGATGATGCTCTCGTTGTTGGGATCTGGCAGGATCTTGATCAGCCATTCATTGGTGAGCGCGACGTCGGCACCGGTCAGCATCTTTTGCGCGGAGGGGCTGTCTGCATTCAGGAACGGAAGTTCGACGCTGACCGGCTGTTCCCCGTCTCCGGGGTACTCCTCGCCGCTGTCGCCGCCGTACAGGTAGATCCTGTCGTCGTCACCCCTGGCGTAGAGCAGTGCGTTGTCGCGCACGAAGTCCTGCACACGAAACGGTGTTTCGTAGTAGCTCCACGCAGTGACTTTCGAGCTGGGGAAATAACTCAGCACGTAGATGCGATTATCGATGGCCAGCCAGTATCTGCCGTCGACCGGTTCGACAACCGATACTGCGCGGGTGATGGTATCGATAGCCAACTCACGTAGGTGACTGTGCACGAACGGATCGATAGCGGTACCGACGTCATTGACGTAAGCGGCATTAAGCACGTCACGAGCACGTATGGACCTGATACCTGTGGGGTCGAGATAAAAGACATCGTTGTTGCCATAGCTCAGAACGCTCCTGGCTGCGAACGTACCGGTATTGTCCAGCGACTGGTAGAAGCTGATCTCGCTGGCGTCTGTCGAGATCGTGTAAAGACGAATTTGCGATCTGCCGAATACCACCGCGTAGTTGCTGTACTGCCCGACACAAACCAGCCTCTCCGAGCCTTCCGACTCGTTACTGGCATCGATCTGCACGTAGCCTGAAGCCACTGCCGCGTCGCTCCAGTTATTGGGCGTGTTGAGTTTCGATCCCAGGAACAACGTGCCAGCCACGCTCCACATGCGCTGCTTGTAGGTGAACGCGCTGATGCCGACACCAGACGCAGAGCCGCGCGAACTGTACGCCACGCCTGCTATGTTGATCAGGAAAAGGTCGTTCGCCTCGTAGGTGCCGCCGAACGTGAAGGTGTTGATCTGGGTCACGGCGTTGACCCTGGTCACGCCGCCCGAGAAGTTGGTCTTGTTGGCAACGACGTCACCCGCGACCGTGACGGTGACCACTCGGCCGTTGGCCGTGGCGCCAAGTCCCACGGCTGCCTGGATCGTCACCACGTCGAACGTGGCGAATGCGGTGTAGCCGTGCGTCGAGGTGCCGTTGCCGATGGCAACCGCAAGCGCGGTCGCTGTGGCATTGTCGGACGTGCGCCAGTGCACATGCGCCGACAACAGGTTCACCGACGCGACCGTGACCTGTGCGATGTAGTTGTCTTCCGGGATGAACGTGCCGCCGTTGATCGAGACGGTGCCGAACGCGCGGGTCTCGGCCACGGCCACGACATTGGCGCGCACCGCCGTGTTGTTCAGCGTCTGGTCGTTGACCCCGCCGCCGTTGGCTGTGGATGTCGAGGAGATGAAGCCGGTGCCGGGGAAACGCGCTTCCACTGTCACGACGTTGCCGGAACTCTGCGCCTTGACCAGCGGTGAGCTGTTGATCTGCGCCGCCATGAACTCGGCCAGCGATGTCATGGTCGAATTGGAGACTCCGATGGCGTCCCAGTCGGTGACACGGACGCCGTCGTAAAAATGATGAGTCATGCCGTCGGTGTACTGCGCCACCACATAAAGCTTGTTGCTGAACGTGCGCACGTCGAGCACACGCGTCATTGCACCACTGCCAGTGGATTGCAGACGCTGGTACAGCACCCCCAGCGGCATTGCACCGGCAAGGTCCGCCGAGCCAAAGACGTAGAGCTGGCTTCTGTTGCGCGCCATGCCGTGAGTGCCGGACGGCAGCGTGTATTTCAGTGTGAATTTCTTGCTGCGCTCGATGTCGCCCCCTCTCGAAATATGCGCGTTCTTCAGCGTGTAGAGCGTGCCAGCAACGCCCGCGATGCGCGGACGTCTCCTGTCCATGCCGTACTTGAAATCCGCGATGGCGACGTAGGCCACGGTGGTTACCCGTTGACCTGGACGACGACCTGGGGCGGAGGCTTGTTCATGCCGCCTTCGGTCAGCGTGTAGGTTCTCCCTGCGCCCTTCAGTCTTCCGCGCATGCGCGCATAAAGAGCCTGCGCACTGCGCAGCTTGCTCTCGGCGTCTGCGCTGCCTTGCGCGAGCAGCATCTCGGCGGCCGAGAACGCGACTACTAAATTATCGTCCAAAAGACACTGGTCGATGTCGTTGACGAGTCGCGTGAACTGCTTCCAGCCGATGAACTGGATGTACTGGTTGGTATCGTCTGGAATGGGCCAGACCTCGTACATCACAGTGTTGTCGACCGAGCGCATGTCCCAGTGCGACACAGGCGAAGACCGTTCGCCGTCTTCAGTGTCGAAGAGGGAATATTGCTCGAACCCGATGCCCCTGGTGATCGGACACGCCACGCCATTGTGCCAGACCGCCACCTTCTCGATCCGTTCGGGATCGAGCGTGTGGAAATCGTAGAGATACTCACCCGCGAGCATCGGGTCCGAGTTGAAGACCACCCGCAGGAACGGCCAGTCGTAGTCGGTATAGAGGAACTCGTAGTTGCGATTGAGTACCCGCTTCAGCCCGTCCACATCCGACTGGCTGACCGCCGGGTCAGTTGACCGGCGCAGCTCGTCCCGCAGCATGTTGATCAAGACGAGAAATTGCGAACCGCGCATGGGTTAACCCTCGTCCAGCACCGACGACTTGATGGTCTTTTTGCTCTTCGCCTCGATGACGTGCGGTTCCGGCAGACTGGAGATAGCGCCATCCGGCTCCATCTCCACGATCTCCTCGTCCTCGCGCAGCAGCGGCTGGTCGGAGTGTTCCGCTGGCGTTGTTGCTTCGTACTCAAGTGGTAACCTATTGCCTACACCGTAAAGCCCGTTGAGGATTGCAATGCCGCCGAACTGTCCTGGCGCGTTGTAGCGCGCACCGATGCGGGCGCGCTCCTGGTCGTCGGTGCGGTTCACGCCCTTGCCGGTCTTTTTCGCATTGATGATCGGGTCGGTGCCGCTCTCGTTGGCGCCGTGAATGCGCTTGAGCACGTACAGCTCCACAGCAGTGACGCTTGGCAGATGCACGGAGTTATCGCGCGAGCCGTTGAGCAGGATTGTGGCTTCGTAGAGGGGCCGGATCATGGGTTACAGCCTTCACAAATTGAGGGTGGGCCAGGTGGATATGGTCGCAAAGGCTCGACCTGACTTTCTCGCGATACAGGAGCGTCAATGAAGACGTGGCACAGCCACCCCCAGCAACTGCGCAATGATGTAGACGACCACGACCACGATGATCACCACGATCAACACGTTGATGATCGTGTGGAAGGGGGCCGGGAGCGGGATCAGCGGCAAGAGCTGTTGCACGGCCCAGAGAATGACCCCAAGCACGATCAAAAGCAGGATGATTGAGATAAGCGTGCCGATCATGGTCGCCTCCTGTTAAAAGACGGAGGGCGGGGGGCCACCCTCCGTCCTTACGCTTACGCAACGTACTGCGGAACGCCTCTGTCGTCGGGGGCGGCAGAGATTATGATCAACGTGTAGGACGTCAGGCCGTCTGTCGGCGTCAGCGGCGCGTAGGTGCCCCTGACATCGCCAGTGGTTGCCGTGGACGCAATGGTAATGCCCACCGTCGAAGTGCCGGTCGGCGCCGCCACCACACCGTTCTTGACCTCGTAGACCACCTGGGTGGTCGCCGAGATCCGCGCCGGGAAGCCGAGCTGCAAGCCGCAGCCGACTGTTGCAGCCGTAATCGCCGCAGACGACGTCACGCTGGTGATCGAGGCGAACGCTTTCTTGCCGGTGAATGTCGCACCGGACGGAGATGCCTCGGTCAGCAGCGCCCCGTCCACATCGGTACCCCTGACGGTGACTACGGCAGTGCCGGTCCATGCCGCCACGACATTGCGTGGTACGTCCGGAGTACCGCCGCGCGCACCATTCAGGGCGAACGCAGCGCCAGCGCCCACCGACTGCGACAGTGCGTAGGAGTTGGCTGCCGCCGTGATTGGCGCACCAAAGTAGAAGCCTACGAACGGCGCCCTGACGATCTGCTTGTTGAGCTGCACATCGTCGTCGACATCCGCACCGAGAATGTCGAGGCCGAGACGAACCGTCGTGCCCGCAGGCATTGTGGTCGCCCCCAGCCAGGTCACAGTGATCACGCTGGTGAATGCCACCGTGAAATCCTTGGGGGCAGAATACTCGGCGCCCAAGGCGTACATTTTATGGCTGACTGCCTGGCCGAAGACTGCCTGGGAAGTACCGGCAGGGTACGCAGCCGTGAAGGTGCCGGACGTCGCAACATCGGACGCCAGGTAGGCGGTGGTGGAAGCGGAAGACATGGGTTTACCCTTTCTTTAGGCGATGGAGTAAACGCCGTGACAGTTGCGCTGGTCGGTCACCAAACCACCAACCCACGTCTTTGCTCTGTAAAAGACGTACTTGTCGGTGGGACGGCTTGGCGAGTGATTGCGCATCGATTCGCCTTCGACCGCCATCGGGTAGATGTGCTTGGTGTCGAGCACGTAGAGGTACTTCGACTTGCCCTGGTCATCGAGCGAAGGGTCATACTTGATGGGCTTGCCCTTGAACGCGATGTCGGCAATCGACGCGTCGATCATGCCCTTGTTGGCCCAGCCTTCCAGCGTGTAGTTGCCTTTCGCACGAAGCTCCTTCTCGAAGAACTCCATGAAGTCGCTGCCAGCGAGCAAGAGGTTCGGGTTGCCGCCGTAGCGACGGAGTTGCCGGAACTCTTTTTGCAGGAGCC